GTCAGCGGCATTTGCCTGCTCTCGTCTGTGTCGCCCTTGAGGTTCACGACGATTTGAGCGCGACCGAATTCACCGTCGAGCAACGCCGCGCGCTCGAATAGCTCGCGGACCTTTCTCTCTTTCATCCATGCGTCAATCTGCGATATCTTCTCGCCCTTGTCGCCGCCGGACTTGCTGACGTGCTTCAACCATTTGCGCGTCATTTCCGTACTCGTCGTCTCGGACGGCGCGCGGTACTCGCTGATTTGAGTCAGTTCGGCGAGGTACGGATAGCCGGGAAAATACAGCCCGCAACCGAATTGCGAATACTGATTCAGCCATCCGAACACGGGCGCGGCGCTGTCGAGCGCCATTTGCGGCAGTTCATCGTGTGCGAGCTTGAGCCCGGTTTCCGCCGTCGGCTTGATCTTTGGGACGACGTTCGGCGGCAGTTCCGGCGCCTTGTAATCGACAAAGGGCGCCTTCGTCTCGACCATTTGCTCGGACATGCGTTCGAGTAACGCCCGACTGACGCGCATCGGCTTTTTAACCGGGGCGCTAGTAACGGCCGGAACTGAGGGCGGCGCGAGCCAATGGGCGAGACGGGAGCGAATTGAGGTTAACATAGGTCAAATTTTCCCGAGTATGTCGTCGGATATGTGCAAGGTCGGTTTGGCCGGCGAAAATAGCATCATGACAGAATCGGCCAAATTCGGCGACATTACATCGTCCGGCGTCTTGTCAACCAGGAGCTTACCCGTCGCGGTTGGTTTCCATACGGGTTGCGATATCTCAGGCATAAGCCTAGATAGTAACGGTAAGTCCCTGGATATATAGATAATGTTGTCCGCGTCGTGGTCGCGGCCCAAAGACGCGAGGTACGCATTGTAAAACCGCTCGCGTAGCGCATACCACGCCTGAGATTTCCGGTTTTGGAAAAAATTTTCCGCCGTCCGATCGGTGCGGGGCACCTTGCGTTCGGGGAACAGCGGCGAGCCGGACCCTTGGAACTTGGACGCCCTGATAGCCTTGCCGCTCGGGCGCTTGTCGGCGCCGGGCTTAACGCGCTCCTCGTTGATTGCGCGGTCAAACCCTTTCATGCCGGCGCCCATGCCGTCGGCGTCGTACAGTAGTTCCGTAATGCCCCATTCGTCGCACAGCATATATGCCTTTGCCGTGGTCGCTAGCAGGTCCGAATTCTGCCCGCTCCACATGGCGAGATGCGTCAATAGATTGCCGTGGCGGGCCGCTAACGCGTTTTTGTCGCGTCCGACGTCGGCTATGTCGAGCGCGGCTAGTTTCTTGCCGGTCGGCGTGATTTTTAGCTTTTCATGCAACCCGACGGCCGCCTGCACCCAATCGAACGGGATAATTACGCCCTCGACCGAGGCGTTATAGTTAAGCTCATACTCTGCGTTCCATATGACCGGGTCGAGTTCCTTACGCTTTTTCTCGGCCCAATCATCGCCGCGCCGGGGATCGCTACGCCAGTTCATTGTGAACACTTCGACGTTGCCGCCGTGCCGCTTCTCGGCGAAGCTGTTCGCCATGCCGTTGACGCTGGACATGTCGATACGACAATCGGTTGTGGCCGAGAGCGACGCGTCAATCAGCTTGGGCCGCTCAATGTGCGCCGCTTCGTCCACGAAGAAAATGGACGTTCGGCCGCCGCGCCCGATGTTGTCGCCGCTAGTGCCCACGATCGCGCCGGCCGTCGCCGGAACTAGAATCCGCATATGTGCCGTACATGCCTTGCTCGATACGTCCCAATCGCCTCTAAACTCGCGGGGCAAGTTTTGCAAAAACATCCGGCCCTTGTAGAACAGGCACGACGGGTCGCCGCTCAAGTCGACGTTATCCTCTTTCGCACTGCCGAAGCCTACGACGATATTCTTGTGGAACAGACATAGCGAAACAGCGTAGGCCATCGATAGCCACGATATGCCCATGTCTCGGGACTTCTCGGTAAGCCCGGGTTCCTTGGCGATGCGCTTGCGGTCGATATATTCGATGAATTCCCGCTGTTTAGACCATAGGACGAACGGCATAACGACGGGAATCGCTGAGCCTGCATTTCTTGGATCTGCGGTCATGCCCCACGAACTGATAAAATCGGCGATGTGGTCAGCGTAGTAGGCTTTGAGGCGCGGTAGGTATGCGCGGTCGGCTTTGATTTCTTGACGGAGCCGTCGAAGTCGGCCGGCGCGCTCGCGATAAATCGCAGTGTAATCAGGGTTCTTGTAGTCAATTTGCGTGAAACATTGATTGTCGGCCATGTCGAATAATCCTAGTGTCGCTCGAACGAAGTAAGACGCGCGGGCTTATGGTGAATGGGCTGCATAGTGTCGCACAAGGCCGTCGACTTGGCAAAACTGTGACGTAGTTCTCGACGCTCCGGTCAGTTTCGGCTCATAGTCCGTATGCACTAAAACAACCAAGCGCCAGGACGGCGCTTCATCGCTGGCAGAAACACCTTGACCAAACCGCAATCCCCGGACTCGATTACGTGACACCGATCACGGACGCCGAATACGAAGCCTTAGAGAATAGCCCCCCTGAAACAAAAGTGGAGTGCAACATGATGTCGGTGAAAATGCTTAACGGATATTGGACGGTGTACAGCGGCACGCAGCCGGTTATCAGTTGCGTGTCGTTTGCTGCCGCGCTCGCACACATAGACGTGCCAGCAGAGGAGCTAGGGTAAATGAACGAGCCCACGCCTTGGACGCCGCCGGAATTGACGCCGTCCTCAGCGCCTAAGTTCGCAACCGACGAGCAAATCTCAGCCGTCGTCGCTGTCTACGCGCGCGAGATGTACGAACGCGGGCATTTGTCCGACCCGGCGCCGGCCGAGGTAATCTCGCATCTCGAACGCGCGGCCCGCATACAGGACGTGTGGCGGGGCGCTTTCGCCCATGTGCTCGACGAGCCCGCCGCAGTGGACGACAGGCCAGCTGCAAAACGTGCGCCGCAGGTGGCGGCATGAGCACCGGGACTAACCTCAATCGATGCCGCTGTATCCAATGGGTCGACGGTGCCCCGTGTTGCCGCGAACGTTCAAAGCCTACCGTCGGATCGGATATCGATCGCCTCGTGCGCGAAGCCGGCTGTTTCACACTGACCAATCTTAACGGCGACCGGCTGTTCTTCTTTCCGCGTAAGGGCATTCCCTCGCACCTCGCCGCCTACCTGAACGGCGATCGGCTCGAAAAGCTGCGCGACTTCCTCATTACTCAAGCCCGCGTCGGACCGACGAAGATATGAGCACCGAACAAGGTCTCGTCGAGGGATGGGCGTTCGGCCGCGTCTCGAAAACATGGCATTTCATACAGGGCAACGGACATAGCCGCTGCGGCCGGTTCTCATGGCTCGGGGCGCTCAATCGATACATACCGTTCGCGTGCGCTGTCTGTCCCGAGTGCAACGCCGTCAATATCGAGCGCGCGTTCAAATGAAGGTTCTCGTATGCGGCGGCCGGCGCTACCGCGATTGGGACCAATTGCGCGGCGTGCTCGACATCCTGTCGGCCGAGATGCAAATCACCGAAGTCATACACGGTGACGCGCAAGGGGCTGATCGCCTCGCGGGCGTTTGGGCTCGCCTCGCTGGCATACCCGAGCGTCGATTCCCCGCTGATTGGGCTCGATACAGCCTCGACGCCGGCCCAATGCGTAACGCTCAAATGCTCGTGATGGGCAAGCCCGACCTCGTCGTAGCGTTTCCCGGCAACGGCGGGACGCGCGATATGGTCGAGCGCGCCGCGAAAGCGGGCTTAAGAATTATCTTAGTTCCTGAAACTGTGACGTAGTTCTCGACGCTGCGGTCAGTTTGTCCGTATAGTTCGACTCATGGACGCAAACAACAGCACTCGGAAATATCCCTCCTACACGCTCGGGGACTTGGAAAAGTTCGTGTCTGAGGGTCGCGGCAACCCCGTAATGGTGCAAGAGATAGCGGCCCGCAAGGCCGGTACGAGCGTCCGGTTAGTAACTCCGCAAATCCTCGGCGGTAAATCTCAAGTCAAAGTAGGTCGGATGTAATGGACGAGTTTTTTGTCACATGTTGGGACGCGGAAACGGGCCGTAAGGCGAAACTCGCGGGACCGTTCGCAACGCACGACGATGCATTAGCGGCCGTCGAGCCCGCGCGCAAATCGGCATGCGATAAATATCCGGCCGCCCATTGGTTCTATTTTGGAACAGCGAAGGTAACAATATGAAACGAGAAGCGCACGCGGCGCTAACCGACACGGCAAAGCTCCGCAGCCTCGGGGTATTGCACGGCGAGATATCCCGCGAGCGCCGCAAAGCCTCTACGGTCGGCGATCGGCGCCCCTTGTTCCCCGAGTGCCCGTGCTGCGGCCGGCGCCGTAACGGCAATTGCGAGTGTCCGTGAACATTCCCCCGCCGCCACGGTATCGCGACATCAAGATAGCCGGGTCGTATGACGACAACGTACAGCCGGCGCCCGTCCGCGATGTTCAAGCGCTGAGCGCGGCCGAACTCAAGCGAGCCCGCAAGGCCGCCAAACGTAGGGAGTCAATGAAGCGGCAGGACGCCGCGACCCCCTTGCGACGGTTGCGGTCAGCAGAGGAGCTAGGGTAAATGAATGATCCGCTCATGCCGCTCTCGTTCACGCGCACTCTGAAATTCAAGGTCAAGGCCGAGTCCTATGCGTGGCTGAACGCTGCGGCGGTCGAGGTGAACCAGGTGTTCAACTTCGCGAACCAGGCGAGTTACGACGCGCGGCGCCGAACCGACCTTAAATCCAAGTGGCTGAGCGGCTTCGACCTGTGCAACCTGACCAGTGGGGCGACGGAGTATTTTGAGCGCATCGGCGCGGACACGATCCAGCAGGTATGCACGCACTATGCACAGAAGCGCACTGCCGCCAAACGTTTGAAACTGCGCTGGCGTGTGAGCCGTGGTGCGCGCCGCTCGCTCGGCTGGATGCCGTTCAAGGCGGCGAGTTTGAGGCGTCGTGGCAATGCGCTACGCTTTTGTGGCAAGACGTTCCGAGTATTCGAGCGCGAGCGACTGGCCGATGTGAAGTGGCGTGATGGCTGCTTCGCGCAAGATGCCGTCGGTGACTGGTGGCTGTGCCTCCCGGTCATCGTCACGGCCGAGCAGACGATTGCACCCCTGGAGTCGGTCGGGATTGATCTAGGGCTCAAGACCATCGCGACCACCAGCGATGGCGAGAAGCTCGAAGCCGGGCGCTGGACAGCGGGCAATGCCGAGAAACTAGCGGCAGCACAGAGGCGCGGGCACAAGAAACAGGCAAAAAGAATCCACCGCCACACGGCGAACCAGCGCAAGGACGCGCTGCATAAGTTTTCGAGGAAAATTGTTGATTCGTATCAGACGATAGTCGTAGGCGACGTGAGCAGCACCAAGCTCGTAAAAACCAAGATGGCGAAGAGCGTCTTGGATTCCGGGTGGGGGATGCTCAAAGCGCAACTGCAGTACAAGGGCCAGCAGGCGGGCAGAAGCGTATCGGTCGTCAGCGAGAGAAACACAACGCGGGCGTGCAGCAGCTGCGAAGCCTTCACCGGCCCCGCAGGTCTGGACATGCTCGTTGTAAGGAGATGGGATTGCCCGGCCTGTGGTGCCGAGCATGATCGCGACATCAACGCCGCGAGAAATATTCTCATCGCCGGGTCAAGGTGTTTGACCTCCGTGAGCGGGAACGAGTCTTCGGACTCGCCGGTTCCGTCGAGCAGGCTGCGTAAGCGCCGTCGCGAGACAGGGACAGAAACGGCGAGGACGGCGGCATGAGCGCCGGGAAATGAGACGGCTGAAGCGTCGAGCCGAGCGCTACGCGGCGGCATTGATCGCGGCACAAAACACGGTCCGCAATTGGACGCACGAGCAAGCCGGCGTCAATCTTACGGGCGCGTACATGGCGGGCTATCGCTCAGCCTCACGCGCCCGTAAGGCCGTGAACTTGCGCGTGCTCGATCATCAGTTGCTTAAGGACAAGGTCGCCGAACTTGAGACGCAAGTCGCACAAATGGCCGTGATGTACATCCCGAAACTGTGACGTAGGTCTCGACGCTGCGGTCAGTTTCGGTCGATACTATCTACAGTCAACGGAGCGAACGACAATGAACAAACAGTTTTTAAGATTCGTGAATCGGCAAGCTAACCGCGAGGTCATCAGCCCCCGTGCGTTCGCGCTATTCGGCCTCTTGATAATCCTCATGCTGCTAGGCTACGCTGCGAGCGCAACGCCGACCTACGCGCCCCTGCCGCCTAGCTGCGATAGCAAATACGAACCGCAAATGACGAGCGCGCAGTGTGCCGGCTTCGTCGACACGATCATGACTGCAATGGTCGCAGATAAGCATGAGTGCGCTCAAATTGCGGATATCTGGTTCGATCGCTCAATCCACCTAACGCGAATCGACTGTTACTCTCGCGCGTCACTTGCGAGGATTAGAGCGGGTACGGACCTCGCTATCGAGCCTTTGCTTACGTACGCGGTATACGGCGGGGGCAAATATGGCAATGGCCGCGCCTGGCTAATCACCGTAGATAGCAACGATGAATGGACGCTGGTACGCTCGTTAGTGACGACAGCCGAAGCCGCACAATGAGCGACAAGCGCCCGCCCTACGTGTTCGAGCACGACAAGACCGCGACCGTCTACCCCTTTTGGAAGGATTGAACGCATGAACCTCTACCGCGTCACGACGCCCGACAATTCATGGACGACCTCGGCTAAGAGCATCGCGCACATGTCAGCGTTCTTGCGTCATTGCCCGGTCGTCAGGGTTCGCAAGGTCCGCTCGCTCATCCATGCGTGCGTCGTCATACACGACGCGATGCGAGCGAC